ATCATCAGCCGCGCCCTCTGGTAAGCCTACCGGCTCCCCGCCGTTATGCATGCCTTCAAGCTGTTCAAGCTCATCAGGCGTATCCGCTCCCGGCCCACCAGCCTGTAAAATCTCCATCAAGGTAGCTCTAATAATCGGCTGAAGCTGCTGCACAGAAATACCGGGGCCAGCATTGCCAACTGCACCCAACCTATCAGTTAAAGCTTTAAAGTCCTCTCGTATTTGTTCTACTCCTGTCTTAGTCCAAGCCAATTCCTGAGCAGCTTCCTTAATGCTCAATTCCCTATTCTTATCTTCCAAATCCTGATTTAATTTAGCAATAACAGCTAACTGCTGTTCAATCTGCTGCGCAGCTTGGTTCATGGTCTGCTCAATTACAGGATCAATACCATCACCTGTAATGTTCTTTGGAATAATCTTCCTCCAACGCTGAGCCAATACCTGAGCTTCAGGAAAGTCAGCAACCTTCCAAAGAATATCACCAGCAATGCCCATGAACTGTTCATTCTGAGCAGCAATCTGAGTAAGTGCGTTAAAGGCTTCCTGACGCCTAGTAGCAAATGAAGGCCCGGTATCAGCAATTACATCATAAATGCCCACATTAGGATTGAATATCAAATCAACCATTTGCTGAGAATTATCTGTGGGTATTTCGCCTTCTGGGGATATTTTCTGCAATGCTTGATCTGCATTAGGATCAATAGTCACATTCATAATCGTATTGTCTTTAGCCTCAATACGCATAACGCGCTTTGTGTCATAAATCTTTGGAATAAGATCAATTAAAATTTTACCAGTATAGCGAATAGCTACAGCCTGATTATCAATGAAATGATAAGTAGCCCTATCACCCTGACGTTGCCTAGCGTTAATGGCAACACCAGACTTAGCATTTTCATTTTCACCCATCTGGGCCTGATACTGGCCAGATACCATCATCATTTCATTCTGTGCAATCTCCATCTGCTGTACATAAGCAGGAGACGCAACAGGAGGAGGAATACGAGTAGGTGGCTTTAACTGCCTTCCTTCTTCGTCATATTCATTGTAAGGCAACACTGATAAGTTATCAATGTTAGCTCTAGCGTATAAATCCTCAAAACCTTCCATTGCTGCTGGAGATGCAGCGATAGGAGATTTAGTCTGTAACGCTCCAAATTCTACGTTAGCAGACGAATTGACATTATAAATACGCTGAGGGTCAAGCAAAGCTCTAGTATGGCCTTTGCAATCCCAAATGCCATCAATGACAGTTTCAGTACCAACAAGCCTAACAATTGGAATGTATTTTCCAAGCCAAGGCTTACGATCAATGATTTTGTTACCAGCAATTTTATACCACTCTATTTTTTCTGTTAACTCATCTTGCTCGCGATAATTAGCATCAGGATCATTTTTAAATTCATTAATAGCTTTTTTACTATCTGCATCTAATTCACTCAATAAAATAGGCCCGATTTCCTCTCCTGTTAAAGGTAGAACGCAATAAATTAATTTATCTTCATCCTGAGTTTTACGATAATACTCAGCAACCCTTACCGTATCCTTTTGTAGCCAACTATCTTGTAAATTACCAAATGCGACGTTCCCACAATCCTTATGCTTAGGATATTGAGCCTCATATAAATCGCGTGGCATATCATCGAAGATAAAGCCAAACCAAGCATCAGAGCCGTCAACTTCATTAATATTAGGATCAAGATAAACGTTTCTAGGGTCCTTAATGCGCCTAATATAAATTTCTTTATCAAATGTCCCATTAATTTTTTCAACAGTAACCCGCCAGTACCCCCAACCTGCCGTTACCTGATATACAGCAGCATTATCATAAACATTTTCAGCACTTGAAATATATTCAATATGCCTAGTGACTTCCTGAAACACCTGAGCAGCTTCAAAGCTTGCTTCATCGCCAACAGGACGAATATTCACTCCCGGCTTATTCTGCTTTCCATCATTGATAATTTGCAAACAATGCTGCATAGTCTTATTAATAGTAAGGCATGGGCGCTGAAGCGTTATTCTATCGCCAACTACCCAGTTATCCCATTGAAACATATTATTGCTATCAGCATTAGCAAACTTATAATCATAGCCAAAGTATACTCTAGCCTGAGCTTCCCAATCCTCACAAATTTTAAATCGCTTCTTGGCTTCAAGAATGATTTCGTTATCTGCTTCCTGTTTAGGATCAGAAGATGTACCACCAAATGAGGATGACCAAGCCATATTATTTATCCAATATTTAAAAATTAACTATGACCCATCCATGCCCTAGGCTGATTAGGTAACTTAAAGGTAGGCTTAACTTTTTTCTTTTTAGTTTCGTCCTCAGTCCTTAGCGATAATGCAAAGGTTTGGAAGCCATCAGCGCCGTGGCTCCAAGGTGTATCATGGTCAGGCTCTCTTGAAAAGTTTCCTGTTTCCTCATTCACCTTGTACGCATAACGCGAGAGACATTGCCAGCCGTCTTTGGTGTTTTCTTCATCAAAGTTGCAAAGCTCCATAACAGTTCTAACAGCATTGATGCCAACTGCTTTCTTAGCAGGACGTTGAACAACAATAACTTTAAAACCAGCAGCCCTTGTAAGATTAGCAATAGAACGAGCAGCTAATGTTTCATTATCGGCATCATGAGGTTGATAGACAGTGCCGTAATTATAGCCTAAGCTTTTCATGTACTCCAAATAATGAGGGAGTTTCTTAAGTCTATTCTCGTAATAATTTATAACATTATATTCCATCCCAACGCGTTGAATGAACCAAATCGCAGTACGGTCAGAATGGCCTAAATCCCAAAACGTATAGACAGGTTTAAATGGGTCATAAGGAACCTTTTTCCTGCGACCATCTAACAATACCTGCTGTAATTCGTCAGCATAGATAGCGCCGTCTAATGTCTGCTTAGTAAACCCTTCATAAATTTCTAAATATTTGACAGGCTGATTAGCCTTAAGCAATTCCATTTCGCGGCGCAGATCAGGCGGAAACCATTTATTGTCATAGTAATTAACCTTAACAACATAGGCATAACGCTTGCGCTCTATTTCATCAAATTCAGCTTGTTCATCAGGAGGCAGTACGATACTGCTTTCCTTAACACGATTAAACCAAGTCTGCTTCTCCTTAGGTACTTCGCTTTCAATCCAGTCAGGAGCGTATTGCTCCTTTTTAACTATGTACCTGTCATACGTTTCATCATCATCCAATTCAGGATTAAAGCTAATCCAAATCTCAGGCCCTAACCCGAAAGGTCCACCTAACCCATCCTTAGAGCTTTCATGCTTACCACGAATTGTGGGCATGAGCTTATCCCAAGAAGTTTTAGAAGCATTATTAGCCTCTTCAACCCATGCAATATCAATCTTAGCAAGCGACTTAATAGAGTTAATCTTATAACGTAAACCAGAGAAAATAAAACGCGTACCAGTCAAAGTACAGGTAATAGACTTGTCTTTGATATCAAATGCCCAATCTAATTCATATTGAGCAATGTAGCCTTCGATGGTTTCTTTAACACTTTCCTCAATAGAGTTTTGAATTTCACGCAAGCAAAGGATACGCAACTTACGTTGCATAGCTAGAATGATTAATGCAATAGCGTACCCATCAGTTTTACCTCCACCGCGCCCACCATATGAAATTTTTAAACGGGCTGGTTTGAATAGGAACGCTAACTTTTCATTAAATTCAATTTGCATTATGGTAAATGTTGATCTGTTCTTAATGTAAGTGTTGCTTGCGGACTATCACTAGGAGTGTTAGCACTAAATACTGGGCCACTTGGTGCAGTACCACCAAGTATTGCTCCTGCTGTCCATGCAGTTAAACTATCACTAGCCTGCGTATTAGTCGCTCCTGATGATGTAAGAGTGCGCGTACAGGACCCACAAGACGATGGCAACTTCATATTAATTGTTTCAGTTGGCAAGGTAACTGTAGTTAAATCAGTCTTAAGCATCTGCCAATTGCTAAATTGTGCAAGTGTCCAAGTAAGTGCCCCAGCGCCAGTATATGGTACATTATTAGTGAAAGTAAACGTTGTTGGTTCTCCCCACAGAATGGGGAAATATCCGGGCGTAGTGCCTGTAGCGCTACCTGTATAAGAAATATTCTGACAAGAAAACATTGGTGAAGCGGCAGGGCATCCATTAAAGGCTGTGACACCTATTGGGCCTGTGTTGCTGCTCGCTGTCAGTTGTGGTGTTGGGTGAGGGCTTACAGAAAGACCGTTAGTGGTCCAAGTTCCTGTTGGAAAACCTCCAACCTCATTAGTTGTTACATAAGTATTAGTTAAATCTTGCGTTACATCAACAATCTTAAATACACGACCTTTCTGTGCTTGTGTTCCGCCACCGCCTCCACCAGACCATATGGCGTAATTACCCGGAACCATTCCTCTAACTTGTAACTCAGTAGCATTACAACAGGCATGAAAACTATAAGCATTTGGAATGGTGATAACACCACTAGCCATACTCCAAGGTTGCCCTGTATTATCAACTCGCTGTAT